TGACTTAAATAATGTTCTGCAAGCTATTGCGTCTAATAATAGTAAATCTGGTGCGTTAACAACTAACTATGCTTATCAATGGCACGTTGATACTTCTGATGGGAATTTAAAGATAAGAAATGCAGCAAATAATGGATATGTAACTGTTGGCCCTGTCGCTACTACAAACTTTGGTCTAGCACCTTTGGCGGGAGCAACATTTACTGGAGATGTTATACATAATTACACAACAGCTTTACAAATACCTGTTGGAACTACCGCACAAAGACCTGGTTCCCCATCGACAGGAGACTTCAGATTCAATAGTACGACCACTTCTGCTGAAATATATAACGGATCTGAGTTTACTGCTGTAGGAGGCGGTGCTGGAGCTACGGGAGGAGGTAATGATGAGGTATTTTTTGAATCGGACACTAACGTGACTACGAATTATACGATAACATCAGGAAAAAATGCACACACAGTAAGCCCTGTTATAGATAGTGGTGTTACTGTGACCGTGCCATCTGGCAGTTTACTTGTTATTCTTTAATTATGGCTTTAAACATTGACGGCACTACTGGTATTTCTGGGGTTGATGGAAGCGTATCTGCACCTGCTGTAACTGGAACGGATAGTAATACTGGTATAACATTTCCTTCTGCTGACACTATCAAGTTTTCAACTGGTGGTGTTGAAAGAATGTCAATTACAAACAGTGGTGTTACTGGAACAGGTATTGGTGGAGGTAAAATAGGTCAAGTTTTACAAACTGTCAAAACTGACACTTTTAGTAGAAATGGATCTAGCTGGGGTGATATCTCAGGATTTGGACAAGATATAACTCCAAGTGCTACAACAAGTAAAGTTCTTGTTATGGTTGATATAAAAATTGGAGCAGATCATGGAGATTCAGATTATAATTTTAAAATAGTAAGAGCAGGTACAGACATTTATATAGGAGATGCAGATGGTAATAAAAGAAGAAGTAGCATGGGTACAGGTTCTTATGGTATGCCTTCTAATACTGCTGACGGACAATATCGTTTAGAACAAGTTACTTTAATATTTCTTGATTCTCCTAGTACAACATCTTCTATTAATTACAAATTACAAATCATAAATGTTGGTGGTCGTACAAATTATATTAATCGAAATCATCATAATGGTAATACTAATGCGACACCTAGAACTGCATCATCATTTACAGTTATAGAGGTATTAGAATAATGGCAGCTTTAGATCATAATGCAATTAGAAAAGCATATCCATTAATTGTTACTTTAGATGATTCATTTGTTGATTATGGGTTAGACAAAGATGATAATAAAATATCTATAGAACAATCTAAAGTAGA